CTAAATCAGATTCGATTGTTTCTGAATTAGGGTCAAGTCGATTTAACTTATCGAGTAATTCCCAGTTTTTCGCAAGGTCCCGATTGGTTTGTGATTTAATAATCTTGGCTTCCTCTTCAGTCAATTTCATTTGACCATCTGAAGACAATAACCATTCCTCAGCAATTTCTATATTAGATTTGCCAAGATGATTATCTTCAATGAATGTCTGTTCTGCAGATTCCATAGCCTGATTAACAGCTTCATTAAATGTAAACCCTGTTTGCTCACGTTCAGCAGCTTCTAATTCTTTTAGCGTGCCGTATCGAGTATTGGCTAATGCATTTTTACCGAATGCATTATAGCGTTGATGGTCTTTATAGATTGGGTATTGTTCCATTAATCGCTTTTCAATATCAGCTTGAATAGAATCTTTTTCATCGTTCCATTCTTTAATTGGACGATTTTCTAATTCTTTCATATACCGCTTCATGACACGTTCTTTCGCCATTTCCCCGACGTCGGCAATATAGCCTTGAACCTTTGCCTGTTCAGCTTCATCGAGCTGTTTAAATAACTTGCTAGATTCAAATTGTTCAAGTGCCTGTTCTTTTGTAAAGGCATCTATATCTTCTTGAGTAGTGATCATGCGTGCCATAATGTCTTGAATTTCCTTAGGTGGCAATCCGCCTAGTCGTGTCACTGCACGATAGATACGAGTTAACCATTTTGAGAACATTCGGAACACACGTTGCAATCCTTTAGTAGGTGCTTTACCTTCACGTAAATAGGCTTCCCATCCACGAGCGAATTTTTCGTGTGCATCTGTATTGATGGTTTCGTTATCGTTCCAACCAGTCCATTCTTTCAACGCTTGCCAATCATCTTTGACTTGTTGAGGAGCGTTTCCCATTTCTGCTAGGTTCTTAATATCATCAAAGAACACATGTCCCATTTCATGGAGGAATGTGGAACGGTCAGCCGTTTTGAAGATTTGAATAAGGCGGTCGGTAGGACTATTAATTGTCGTCATACCGTTGATGGACTGATTGTACTTTTCAATTACTTTGATTGCCTTATCATCGAATACTACATAACATCGTCCATCTTGTTCGCCATCATAGTATATGCCTTTTATACCGATACTATTTAAAAATTCACTAGCCTTTTTAGCATTTTTCACATTATGAAGATTAAAATGTTCATCATTACCAAGTGCGTGAGATAAAAACGAATACAACTGTTTACCATCAATATTTGTTTTCTCTAATGCATCATATACATCAGTCTTAACATTCGAGATAGCTTTATCTTCACGTTCTTGTTCTAACTGTTTTTCTTTTTCGTATTGTGGATACAGATCATATCTAAACTTTTTATACACCTCTTCCAATAAATCTTCATTGCCAGCTATGGTATCAATATCTTCATCTATGCCTACTGATTTCAAAAATTTATCAATATTTCTTTTTTGAATTTTCTTAATGTCATTTATTGATTTATTTTTATTATGAAGTTCAGATATTATGTATCCTACATCCATAAAGCGTGTGTATTTATTTGTCCATTCATCACTAATAATAGAACCTTTATGATATTTAATTAATAAGCTTGTAAAACGTTCTAATTGTTCTTCCGACATTTTATGTAATCCGTTTTTCAAGCTATCTCTTACATATCGACTATATCCAGAAATAGGGTATTGCTCTGGCAATAACTCTGTTTCATTTGGTATTTCAACTTTAAACAAACTGCTTTTGTTAGAACTTTGTGCTTTACTCAATACATCTTTATATAGCTTAGATACTTTTTTATCTTTAGCAAAATACAATCCCCAGCCATGTGCTTGATTGCCCTCACCACTACCAATGGCACCTAAATCAAATTCATCAAAATCATGTGGTGATCCATGCCAAGCGGCTTGATAGTATTGATAATTATGTTGTTTGCGTAGCTTGTCTAAATCATTTTCATTTGGTATACTATTGTTAACAATAAACTGTTTAGTAACCGGTTGGGCCATTTGTTGCCTGCTACCCGTTACTAGACGGTTTATTTTTTTTGTATTCGCATATAACAAGTTGCCATTTGCGATTTGTTGATTATACCAATTAATATTACGTCTTGGAGTAATGGTTTTAATTTTATTTATATTCGTTCCATTAGCAGTTTTAGTAAATGTAACAACAACTTGGATATTCTCACCGCTTGCATTTATATTTGGGTTGCCGTTTTTAGCATACATATCTAATACAAGGATTGCTTCATCAGGAACTGCTTGTTGTGAACGCCCATTATAATTCTTAAATACAGCAACTGGATTTGCTATTTTTTTAGGCAATAATTTAATTTCATCAATTGATATTTGATTAGCGTGTTTCCCAGTAATTACTTTATGAATTATGCTCGGATCAATCATAACATCGCCGTCAAATCCTAACATTTGTAATACGAGTGGGGAATCCATTATTTGAACAGTTCGATTAATTTGTTTTCCACTTATTTGATCATCAACAACTTGTCCCCAATTCTTTATAGCTGCTTCAATTTTTTGCTGCATTTGTACTGGTTGTGCATACCCATTATTATATGTACCGCCGTTCATTTGTACACGAATAGTATTGAAATAATCCATGGCCGTATAGTTACCACGTCCTGCCCGTCGCATAATATCTGCCATAACATCAGCATGTTGAGCCATAAGCAATGCATTAGCTTCCGCCGTATCACGTTGTTTACGGTCTACTGTTTCATCACTCATTATCGACTTTAAAGATTGATACACCTCATAACCGGATTTAGATAATTGCATACGTAAAGCGATGTCATTATCTGCGAGTTCAAATAACTTATCTCGCATTGATTCTAATGATTCAATCTGTTTAAGCATATGCTCCATATCAGCATAATGGGCCCCTGCTTGGTTGAGCGCTTCCGGATTATCCGCTAGTGTACTTTGGGTACGAGTCAAACTAGATTGATACGCCATTCGTCTACGTTCCGAATTAGAACGTGGCGGCTTGTTTTCGCCTAGCCATGTAGGATTTACACCGCTTGTACGTGCTGCTTCTAAATCGATATCCATAGCATCAAAATCGCTTGTATATTGCTCCCGATATTGCTCGGTTAATTCCTTATACACATTGTTAAATGTTTGTTTAATATGTGTTGGATCCGCAAGAACCACATCAAGCATTTCCTTATCTACATCGGATGTTTCATCAAAGTAGGAACGAATAATATCATTCTTAACACGCTCTGCACGTTTTTCCGTGTCATCCTTAACTAGGTCTTTCATAGCATGGACTTCTTCTTTGGCACGTTCAAGCGTTTTCATGGAAAGACCACCACGTGTAAAGTAAGAGGATTCTTCCAATGCCTTAACTGTTTCCTCAGATAAGCCACCGCTTAATTGTGCATACGAGCCAATTGGAATTTCAATCGGAGCATCAGCCGTAATCGCTTTGGATATTTCCTCTTGTGTAGTAAGTCCTGCATCTACCATATTGCGGATAGCCGCTTGACCTTCCTCAGTTTCAGCCATTTCATTGACATTAACATAAGCGGTAGATACGCCTATGTTATCACCCTGAGCTTGTACAATTTTCCCATACAACTCAGGGTTTTCTTTTGCCAAATTGTTAGCCGCAGCATCGTTTTTAAGGTTCTGCATGATAACATGTCCATTACGGTTCTGCTCTTCCATAACGGCCATATGCTGCTCTTCTGGTGATAACTTTTGAAAGTCTTTAAAAGCTTTCATTGTACGGGCACCACTAATGCCACCACCAATTACACCAAACCCAACAACGGCAGGTAGTGCTTGCCACATGGCCTCTCCGGCACCAATAAACATATCACCTGCAGAATATGGTCCCTCTTGATCATTCGATTTACGCCATAGGTTATGTTGTAATTTTTCGTTGACGTCTTGTAAACCTTCCTCAAATAACTCTGGAGCGCCAGCCTTAATAGAAGTCTTGGCTACCTGTGCAGCAGTAACACCAATACCACGATTAAATGTTTCGGCTGCATTAGTAGTCCCTCTTGAAACTACATTAGCAAGTGCGGACTTAGGAGCAATTTTAGATGCAGCTTTACCAATAGCACGAGTGGCCACAAATTCAATCCCTGCATCGATTGCAGCAAATGACATGGCATACTCTTTCGCTTCTTCATTGGAATATACTCGATTTCCTTTTTGGTCACGTTTACCAATCAATTCAAGATATTTGTTGCCGAATGACATCTTATACATCTCGTACGCCATATCAGCAGAACCTAACCATTTAGCCCCAGTCATTGCAGTAGGTATAGCAGCAGAGCCACCACTAACTACACCACCGCCAATACCACCAATAACACCGCCTACAATAGCACCTG